TAGGATTGAGCATACACTCAGTCTTTTTTTGTTTTCCCTCAATAGTTATATCTTCAGGCAAATCTTCCAAAATTATAGGAATTGGTCTGGAAAGATACCTTAACAGGTATGTGCCTATCTTGAATTTAGAAACCAGTTCTACTATGTTATCTCCTGGGTCTAGTCTGAGTACCTTATATCTAGTAGGGCCTCTGAAAGGATTCCCCTTAATTGTGTTATACTCATCTTGAGTTACAGGATATACAGAAGCTTCACTGCCATTGTAACAGCCTAGAGCTTCATCATCATAGATAACTTGTTCTAATGTAATAAAGGCTATATCTTCAGGCAATTTATAGAATACTGAATTAGCAGATACTCCAGTGCCACTGATTTGGTCTTCAGCAGAATATACTTCGGTCTTTACTAGGTTCTCTAAGTACCTTCTCATTTCCTCAGTATCTTCAAAAGAATCTCCATAAGGATTCTTTCCACTGTAGATGTTTATTACTATTTCTTCTTGTGCCTTAGTCAGATAAAAGGACTTTTCATATTCATTAAACTCTATACTGTCTAAAGTCTCCTGACTATCAAAGTCCTTAAATCTTCTATAACTACTGACTAGGGTGTCAAATCCGTTAGAAAATTCCTCAGCATTCATAATAGAATATTATTGTTCTTGTGCCTTAGCCTGTATTCTGCCTCTTGTAGCCAGAGCCAGCTCTACTGCCTTATTAAGGATTTCCATATGTAAAGCAGGATGTAACTTACAAGGAGTCTCTTGGTCCTCTCCTCCTATAGTTAAACCATCAGGTAAATCCTCAAGTACAATAGGAGTTGGTCTCTTTACATACCTTATCTTATAGATGAATTCAGCATTATCAGTACTGGTATCCATTTCTTTGACACTGAACTTAGGTATAAGTTCTGTCTGAGTATCAAAGCCAGTAGACTGATTCTGGAAAAGTCTCCAAGCTTGCTTCTTCAGAGGCTGACTATAAGCTCTTGAGTGCATTCTGTCATATTCCTTGTAGTTAAGAGGAACTATAACATATTCCTTTTTATAAGGAGAATCTAGAGCATCTGCCCCACCTATTAAGACATTGGAGAACTCTGACAATACAGTCTGTGTATTCCAAGGCAAGGTTACCTCAAAGTCTATATCAAACAGTTCCTCAGAAGCATCAAGAGTTATTGTAGTGGATTCTATATCCTCTTCTCCTGTAACTATCACATGCATGACATTCACTGTGATGGTTTTAGTCTCTTCATCAACAGACTTGGTGTACCATGTACCTGTTCTTTCACTCAGAATATCTGTAAGCCTGAGAGTCAGATATACCTTTATCTGATACTGACTTCTGTTCTGTACCTGTCCTATTACTTCTGTCTTTCTTACCTTTCCAGGCATGTCCTCTGTCCAAGTAAGGTCACCTTTCTTGTAGTGCTTGTACAGAAGCTTTTCATTAAGGATGAATAATACATCAGGAACTTCAGTATTCCCTATCATAGGCATTTGGTATAATATGCCTTGCTCATCGTACCTTGATTCCTGAGACTCGCACTTTTTTAATTCCTTTACCTTTATGAGAGAACTGAAGTCTACCTGCCTCTTTGTATTATCATCAATACCTGCCCCTTCTGAGTTCAGTCTTGCATCAAAGTAAGACTTGACTATTATCTCTTGAGCCTGGGTAAGAAGCACGGACTTCTCATATTCATCTAAAACAATATCTGCCTTAGAAGACTGCTCACCAAATTGAGCCTGAATATTATAGCTATTTAGCAGGGTATCAAATGTATCACTGAATTCTGGATTAGTCATAATTATTAATTTTTATTTATTGTTGTCCTGCTTGTTGTACTCCTATTCCATTTTGCCAAGCGACTTTAGCCAGTAGGACAGCTCTATCAAGTATATCCCTATGCATTTCAGAAGGAAGCTTACTAGTACTGGGAGCGGTCTTACCTTCTATAGTCATTCCATAAGGCTCTAAGTCATCCAGAATGATAGGATTAAGCTTAGGTATATATCTGATAGTGTAAACTAATGAGTCTGTCTTAAACCTTCCTATGATTTCTGCTACAGGAGTAGTATCATTATTGGTTATCAATCTCCATGCTGCATTCTTAACTGGGTAACGATAAGGCTTCAGCATTAGTAATTGATACTCACTGTAGCTTATAGGTAATATAGTATAAGGCTTATCTCCAGCATAAAGTACTTCATTTACAGAGAGAAAATAGTCTCCAGGGAAATAGAATAGCTTACTTTTACTATTAAGCCTCTTAATAGTTGTAGGCTCTGTTACTGATTCCAAATCCACAGTTTTGATAATACTAGAGAAATCGTATTGCCTTTTCTGACTACCATCATATCCCCCTCCAACATTATCAATTCTGTTATTAAAGTACTCAATCAATATTTGAGACTGAGCCTTAGTTAAAAGAACAGACTTTTCATACTCATTAAGTCCTGGAGCTTGATTTGAGGTTATATTATTATAAAGGACATCAAACTCAGTACTAAATTCTCCCTCAACCATAATTACTTAACTTTTGCTTCAATAGAAAATTTCAGTTCTTGCTGCTTAGGAAGTCCTAGGTACTTAGCAGCTATATTCAATGTAGGCTCTTGTCCATTCTCACAGAGTGGCACATTACCATCCTTTAAATACAGATAGCTACCTCTGTTAGCAATGATTCCAGCCTCAATAGCCTTCTTAATCAACACCTTATTATCTAAGAGTGGGTCCTTGACTACTTGTAAGAACATCTTAGTATTAGACTCAATGAGCTCTCCTATCTTACCTTGCAGATACTCAATCTTGCTGTTAGCTGCGGTAGGCCTGCCATCAATAGTCTCTATGATGATTCTCATCTTATCCTTATCCTCATTGACCTTACCAAACTCCATGTATGCCTGTGCCTTAAGAGTAACTCTTGTATTAGCAGCTTTAGCTGTGTCACCTTCATTAATAATAACAAACTTGTAAGTTGCCTTAGGTTTGTCTTGAAGAGCTTGTATTGATGGAGCTATCTGGTCTTTATTAGCCAGAAGGATTTTGTACTTAATGTAGTCAATAGGATTAGACAAATCAAATGGGTTGTCTCCCTTGATAAGTTCTACCCTTCCTATACCTTGCTCATTAGCATCACTCCAGAAATTATTATTTCTGTTATGGACACTCAATGCATTAGGCTCAAGTCCCAGCTTATACTCAAGGAACTTCTTTTCATCCTTAGTCAGAACATCAGCAAAACCTCCTGACCTAAGGAGTGGTGTGGTAATTCTCATCTTAGAGCCTGCAGCCATACCTCCAAAAAGAATATGCCTAGGGTCAGTTACCATACCTTTTGCCCTTGAAATAAACCTTACTATTATCTTTTCATTCTTGAGACAATTTACAAGATTATCTCTTTCCTCTGATAATCTGGTTACTTGCTGAGCACTAACTGGTTCTTGGTGCTCAATAGGAATTTGTACTCTCTCAGTGCTGTTAATTGCTTCTTCATCAAGCATTATATTCTGCTCGTTCTTCTCTTTAGCCATTTTACTTCTCCTTTAAAATTGTTTAAAAAAAGGTAGGGAAGGAAGAACTCCCTTCCCTCACCTTGTTTCCTATATTTTTAGCCCTGTAGGACAGCAGGGATAATTGACATAGTTCTTGTTGGGTCAAGAACACATACACCCAAGGTTGCATACTTGTGTATAACAGCAGCATCCTCATCAAAGCTAGCATAAGGGTTGTTAGCTTCACCTGTGAATGGGTTTCTGAATGGACCCCACTGATAACCTCTATACTCAGGCTCATCCTTAACAGTACACTTGAAGATATTAGGCTGGTCCATAGTACCAATATCCATAATATCATACCTGTAAGAGAATGCAGGACCACCAAGTGGGTGCTGTATCTTATTTCTTACTGGGTCATCGTAGTAAGGGTCAACCTCTAACTTAAGTGTCAGACCATTAGGAGCCATGTACTCTACAAACTGGAAGCCTGCCTTGAGAGCATTTTGATGCAGAGGACTGTCAGCCTTCTGTACAACACTAAGAGCATCACCATTAAGAGTGAACATTGACCATCCACTAACCTCCTTAAGGATTTCCTTGTGGAATTGAATAGCACCCTTTTCACCAGTTCTCATTAAGAATACTCTGTTCTTCAGGTCAAGCTCACCATAAGAAAGGTCATAAAGAGCTTCCTCAATAAGCTTTAGACTGAATACATTGTAATACAGAGTGTTAGCTACCTCCATCTGCTCATACAGACCTGCACCTGTCTTAATGACATTACCTGACTTACCAATGTTTGTGTACTCACCATTTGAGTTTCTGTTAGACCTACCAAATGCAAGTGCATTGTTCTTGTAGTCAGCAAACTGTGTCTCCACAGCATAGTCTACATAGTGCATCCACATGTTAGTAGTTCCCTTCTTGTTGTCAACAATGATAGGTACACCAACAGCCAGCTTTCTGTTAAGCTTGTTACCTGGAACCTTGTGCTTGATTCTGATGTGTGAGAACTCATTTCTCATAGATACTGGTGAAGCAAACCTTGCATCACCTACTTCTCTGGACATTTCAGCCTCAACAAATGCTGCCTCAATGCTGAACAGTTCTCCTGCAAGAAGTCTCTCAGCAGGTACACCATCCTCATTACCACCTGCAAGTTCTACTCTGTAGACTGCATTAGTTCCCTCCATTCTAGCATCTCCAAGGATTCTGAACTGATAGAGCTCATTAAGATTACCTACAATGTACTCACCATCAGCAAACCAATCCTTACCAAATACAAGGTAGAAAGTAGCTGTACCAGCACCTACGTTACCACTTTGAGCAGTAACTACAGTGCCATTCTCATCTCTTGCCTCAATAAGAGGAATGTTCTGACGAGTACTACCAATAACATCCCATGTATACTCGTCTGCTGTGTCAAACTCTCTAGTTGGGAATTGGCTGAGTAATGTGTCAAGAGTTCTACCTCTCTTTTGTGCTAGAAGCTGAACCATCAGGTTACTAGCCTTTTGAGGTGCTGCTCTGAAGATAGCTCCAAGGTGATTGTCCTTTGTCAGACCCTTCCAAGAGCTAAACTCCATTGTCTGAAACTTACCTAGTAAATTTCTTGCCATAGTTGTTTTAAATTAGGAATTATTTATTATTGATTATTTATAGGTCAAGTTTGGCACCCTTTCCTAGAATTGATTCCTTATCATCCACACCACTGGCAAATCTCAAGTTACCTCTTGAATCCCTGCGAGTAGTATTGATTTTACTTTCTAGTTCAGAGAAGCCTCTTTTTACCTCTTTCTTTACTTTCTTTTTGACAAGACCATCAAGAGATTTCAGTCCATCAGTAAGAGCATAAATAAGACCTAACTTTGCAAGGAATTCCTCACCATTATCAAGTTCAAGCTTCTGAACTGCTGTGTAGGTCTCACCAGTCTTTGGGTCTTTGTAGATAGGTTTGCTTATAGCATCAAATGCCTCTCGCCTTACCTTTGAACTAACATCTACATCTTCAAAGAACTTCATATCTCCTTCAAGGATAGACTTCTTAAGTCTCTCGGCTTTAGCCTTATTTTCGTTTTCTTCATTCATTCTTTCTGCCCTAGCCTCTTCAAGCAGTTGCTGATACTCTTCCTTAAAGAAAGTCTTATTACTTTCAAGAGCTTCCTTGGCATCTTCTACATCAGTGCCATTCTCCACAGCTCTTATAACAGCTTTTTCAGCCCTTTCTTTAGAGAAACCTCTATTAATGTAGTCTTGATAAAGGATTCTTTTTCTTAAAGTTTCTCCCTGCTCATCTTCTGATGACAGGTCCTCATCATTAATACTTCCAAGATAATTGATTAATCCTTCATACTGCCTAATCTTATCAGGCTCTACATTGTTATTAAGAGCTTCAGCAACTCTCTTCTGTTGCTCACTAAGACCTGCCTTAATCTGTTCATCAATAGCATTTCTGAAATCCTGAGCAGTCTTAATGCCCTTAATAGTCTCATCATCAAGGTCTGGGAAGATACCCTCTTCTGCAAAGGCATTGGCAATGGAAGAGAAGAATTCAGGAGAAGCACCTTCCTCAACAGAAGTAGTACCTTCCTCGTTATCCTTGTTGTCTTCACTGCCTACGCTCTCTGGTGATTCCCCGAACATTCCTTCAGGGTCTACCTCAGCAGTTTTATTCTTGTCCTTGTCATTGTTTTCCTCCTCACCTTCTGTTTCCTCTTCAGGTGAGGTGTGTTCCTCTTGTTCACCGAATAATGAGTCCATCTGCTCATCATCCAGCATTGCTCCAAAATCTAATCCTTCCATATTTTTTCTCCTATTAGTTTATAAAAACACTGCAAAGGTAAGCATTCTTTTTGTATTGTGCAATACAATAAGTTTTTTACTTACCTTTGCTATATAAAATTACTTAAGATTTGCGTATTCCTTAAAGGCATTAAAGCATGGACAAGCCTTGTTTGAAAACTCACAATGTCCATGTATAGTTGCCTTAGGATAAAGCTTCTTTAAAGACGAGAGTAACTTTATCAGAGCAGCTCTCTGTTGTTCAGTCCTTGTGTCTTTTGGGTTACCTGCCTTGTCTAATCCTCCTATATAACATACTCCTATACTATGAGCATTATGATTAGTACAATGGGCTCCACTTATATTCACATTTCTTCCTGGATGCACACTGCCATCCCTGTATATTACATAATGGTAACCTATATCACTAAAGCCTCTGGCAATATGCCACTTCTTTATATCAGCAGTAGTGAAGTCTTGTCCTTCCTTTGTAGCAGAACAGTGTATGATAATTTCATTGATTACCCTATTGGACTTAGCTAATGTTCCTCCATTGAGTTTTTCCCAAGTCTTATCTCCAACAATACCATCAGGAGTAAGACCATTGGCTCTTTGAAATTCCTTTACTGCCTCTTCAGTAAGAGAGCCAAAAACTCCGTCTTCATATAGGTGAAGCAGCTTCTGCAAAGTCTTCACCTCAATTCCTTTACTTCCCTTCTTTAGTATCATAATTACCCTCCTTTTTGCCATCCTTCGTTTTATTTCTTGAGTGGACCTGTCTTTTTCTCACAGTGCACTGTAAATCATAGCAAATGTTATTCATAAGCTCAAACATCTGTTGTCTAAGCTGACTTATTTCCTTCTCAAGTGTCTCGTTTCTCTTGAGGGCTTCATCCAGCCTTGCCTTATTATCATCTGAGAGCTTGGTATAGAATTCCAGGGATTGCTTCATGTTTTCTATAACATTACTGTCTACTTCAGCATTGTACTTCTTCTTAGCAAGCAACCAAGACACCCAGCTACTTGTTATTGTGGTAATAAGTCCTACTACTCCTGTTACAATAACCTGAATGTCTGTACCTCCTTGAGTAATTAAATCTTCACCCATCTTTACTTTACAATTTTAATGAATTTACTTTCTTTGTTTATTATATAAGGGCTTCTCTCTTTAACATTTACTTCCACTACTGTGTGCTTCTTCTGAAACCATCTTATGAAAAATATCTTAGAAGGAGTCTTATTATATTCCTTCTTAGTATTGATTACTACATACTGCTCACTCTTGAATGTAGGAGACACTACTACAGTAGATGGATACTTAAGCCTAAGCTTTACATTGTACCACTTATCTCCAATAATTGTATCTAGAGAAACATTATCAGCAATTATAGTATCCTGTACCTGAATAGTATCTGTCTTATAAATTGTCTTTGTCTGATATTGCAGATACTCTATCTTCTTGTCTTTTATCTTCAGTTCATCAACTACTTCTGCAAGTTTCCTATCTACTGAATCTTTGCTGGCTCTTATATCATCCATAGTCATCTGATACTGTCGTACATAATCTTGAAGACCAGCATTGTTAGCCCTGTAAGCTTCTACATTCTGTAGTTCTTTTTCATATAAGGTCTTGTATCTCTTTAATTCTCTTCCTTTAAAAAGAATTAAACCGCAAATAATTGCAGTTATACCAAATAGAATAAAAGGTTTATAACTATCCATATGTTCAATTTTTCTGCAAAGGTAACTATAATTTGCAATACTTGCAAGCTTATAAGTAAAATACTTAGAATAGCTATATAAATACAATAAGCACTGGATTTATTTCACTCCAGTGCCTATCATATTTCTAAATACTCTGTGCATTCTTTGTATTATAAAACCTATAAGGTAAGCTGCCTGTTCTCCATTTTCAGGTACATTATAGTACTCACAGATATGAGATTGGACATGCTTAGCCTCATGTACTATTGTATTTAGGAATTCTTCTTGACTTGATGTATCAGCTATACCTACTATACTTGTCCTTTTACTAGGATTAGTGTAGGTAAAGCCTACATCCTTAGCTCCTAGTTGGGCATCATATATAACTATGATTTTCCAATAGCCTTCTACATCAATATCTTGCCTAATCATAGCATATCTTCCCAATCAATAGCAATACCTGAGTATGACATATCAGCATACCACCTATTAAAAACAATTCCGTCGTCAGCATCTATATCATCTATTACGTCTTTAACATACAGAGCAAGATGACGCTCATCAGAAATGCTTGAACCCAGAAAGTCAGCCTTTCCCATATTAGCCACATAAGCAGCATCATACAGCTGATTTCTTTCTACTTCCACTCCTTGGAATTTCAGTATGTTATCTACCTCTTCCTTACTGTAAGGAACTATCTTCTTTTCTTCCCCATCTATCTTTTTGGTCATTAACCCCACAGCGAACTCAAATAGTTTTCTGTTAAAATGAGGACCATAATTCCTCATGTAGATAAGCATAGCTTCTGGGTATTCCTCATATTGTGTTAAATTTGCTCTTTTCATAACAATAAATAAAAAAGGAGTAAGGAGTTTTTACCCCTCACTCCTCAAAGTTTATCTCATTCTTCCTCTGTAACCATATCTGCCACTCATTCTCTCTTCATACTCAGGCTCTTCATGCCTGTAGTTTCTCTCTGAGTACTCATAGTCACTGTCAAATTCCTTAGACTCCTCAATGCAGTCTACTATCATAGCAGCATATTCCTCCATCTTCTTTGCCTTTTCCAGAAGATGCTCCTTGTCTTTCTTTGTCTTAAAAGATAGTATAATCATAGTTTTTCAGTTTTAGGTGTTTCTCCTTTAGTCATAATAGCAAGCATTTGTTGCATTCCTTTCTGTAAGGCATCAACTTGGTCTTGAAGAGTTTGAATAGCCTTGTCGTTCTCTTTACTTGCTTTTATATCTGGATTCAGTTCTTGTAAAGCATCCTCATAGTCTACTACAAGTTTCTGGTGTTTCTCTATGCTGTTTATAATGCTACGACTATTTTGTAGCATAGCATTAATATAAGAGTTTAATACATCTTTACTTTCTGCCAGCACAAAGGCATCATCACCAAAGTTAGCTAAAGAGCTGTTAGGAACACCTTTGAACTCCCTTCTTTCCCCGTTTACTGTGGCAGTAATATCCACTACCATTTCCATATTAGGGTTAAAGGTATTATATTTAGGCCTTGGAATAGAGACTCTCTCTACTGGCCCACTTAATATCTTTGGGCTGTTCTTTAGGTCTAATATATAAAGTATGCTATTTTGACTTAAATTTGAAAACATAGTTAATTACTTTTAATTGTTAAGCTATTGTGCGAGACATTAGTGCCAGTACTCCCCTGAATCTATCATTGAATACATCAATGATGTTTACTCCTATAAGCTCTTCAGCAGTTACTGGAGTACCATTAGGAAGAGTAAGTGCCCTTGTAGTACCATTTAATGTAATAGTTACAGGTAAAGTACCTGTAGTGCCAGTAGGAATAGAGTCATCTATAAAGATGGTCAGGTGTCCTACAGGCTGAATCCTACGAAAACCAAGAGCTATATCAACAGTCTCTGTACTTATGGTAACATTGCTTGAACTAAGATAAGGAATACCTCCTGCATTAGTTGTAACATTAGGTGTACAATTCATACTTTTACCTCCTTTTCCTTATTACTTAAAATACAATATTATTACCAAATCCATTACCATTCCAACCATAACCTCCTATATAAGGAGTAGCATTAGCTGCTACAAGGTTAGGCCATTGAACTGGTACTGTGTTAGGCTGCTTTGCTGCAATAGCATCTATCTTATCATCCAGAGCATGGAAAGCTGCATTGAACTGTAGAGTCTGCTTATCATTACTGATTTGGTTTCTCAGCTGAGTAATAATATCTCCCTGAGTATCAATCTTGTTTTGAAGCTCTCTTTCCTTAAGGTCACAGAACTCTTTAACAATCATAGCATTTTGGTCACTAATAGCCTTAACTATGTTGTTAGTGTTCCTGTCTGCTTGATTGCTTAAAGTGTTAGTCTGTTGGCAAACTGCTAATTGGTCAGCTGCTTCTGCCTGAGCTGCCTGTAAGGTAGCAGCTGCATGGTTAGAGGCCATTTGTGACTGAAGTGCATTAGTCTGGTTAGCAATAGCCAGTCTATTCTCGCAGCAACACTCACAAATCTGTCTGCTTATTGCAGCATCACCTAATTGCTGAGCATTGATAGTCTGTAGTCCAGTAGTCTGAATAGCAGTATTAATTTGTCCAAGAACTGTCTTCACAGTTTCTACACTACCATTGGTAATCTGTGCTAGCTGTCCAAGAGCATCAGCTCTACCATTAAGTGCTTGTAGAATAAGGTCCCTACCTGCATCATTATTCATTTGATTAGCAAGGAACCCAGTACCTCCATTAGGACCAAATCCATTGTTACCAAAGAAACCTCCATTCTGGTACATCATCCACATAAACAGAATCCAAATCCATGCACCATTGTTACCAAAGCCTCCACCATTGTTAAGAGCTAGTAGAAGTGCAGGGTCAATACTTCCTCTTGAAGACCCTTCAGGGAACATAAAAACTTTGCTGTCGTCCATAATTAATTTTGTCGTTTTAGGGTTAATCTTTCTTTGTAGTACTACTTAATCAATTGACTGTGCAAAGGTACGACAAAATTAATAATTTGTGAAACATTACCACATAAACACAAAAATCCCCTAACTAACAACTAGTTAGGGGATTTAGATATTGCCATCAATTCATCCTTATACCATCTCAATTCTTTGAAACCTCTTACTTTTCTTCCTTTAGGAATAATACCAGCTCTTACTAATTCATCAAATTTACTTTTTCCCATATTAAGATAGGAGGAAGCTTGGTCTTTACTTAAAGGTTCATGTGCTATAATTCGTAATATATCCAGACTCTCTTCTTCTGTCAATTCACAATTACCAGCCTTTATCTTATTAAAGACATTATCTAATTCTTTTAAAACCAATTTAGTTAAAGCATTCATTCTTTAAAGCGTAAATAGAGTAAGACAAATATAAATAATCCTGTGATAGCCATGTATAAAGTAAACAAGTCTCTGTCTGATAAAGCTATACCTACATAAAAGTCTATAATATTTAAGATAAGATTTACTGTAATATACCATATAGATACTCTATGCCAAGCACAGAACCTAAAAGCATAAGATGATGTAAAAAGAAAAGCTATGAACAGAAACATTATTATATAGGAAAGTACAGGAAGGTCTATATAAAAATAGGATAGAATTGTATTCAATAAATAAATACCTGAAGCAATTATAGGTATTACTTTTATTAAATACAACTCTATCCTATACATTAATTTATTTAAGTTTGCCTCCACAGGCATACCTCCTGCTTCTATTTCTAGTGACTCCTGCCTTAGCCACTAATGGCTTTGGTCTTCTACTTACATCTGATTTTGTATTAACCTTCCTCATTTTTCCTTAAATTTAAATTATTTTTTTAATACTGCAAAATTAATAAAACTTTTTCATATATGCAAATTTTTTAAGTTAATTATTGTTAATCAACATAAATCTTACCGCATACCCTATTGTCGCACCAGCAACAGTGCAGAGCCAGTCTATCAAATCCCAGTTGTTGCCATACAGCATATCCTTGTATTCAAGCGCACTTGCTACGCCTACACCTGCATATCCTGCGCAGTACCATGAGTTAGCCCATAGCCCAATGCAGATTGCAAGTACAAGGTGCTTCCATCTGTTACTATCGGTTAGCCACTTAAACATCTTCCACCTCGCTTTCCAACTGACGATATTCCTCTCTAAGAGCTTTTCTTTTACCTTGCCAATCTCCATATTCTGACATATCTTCGCCATCTACATATTTAGACGTGAGATAATCCATAGCATCAAGCTCTGCAAGTATCTCGTCCATACGTTGTTTTCTTATATCTACATTAGGTTGTGGTGGGGTATAGGGTGTAAATCCCCACTCAGCTAACATCTCTGGTGTGGGAGTGCCTGTTACTACTGCACCATTATCTAATCTTCTTGTGATTGCACCACCGTGGTACATCTCACCTGTTGTATTGTTTTTGTATGTCATATCTTCGTAAGTTTTGAGTTATTAATTATGAGTTGTCATCTACTACCGTCCAGCCTGATGGTATGCCACTTGCACCTGTTGTCCAATCTTCCATACCTGCTGCTTTGACAAATGTGCCTGTTGCTGCAACATTATTCAGCCACTTAGTAGTACAGTATATAGCCGATATATCTGTTGCTAAGCACTTAATATAATTAAGCTGGGTGCATCTATAGAACATTTGTTGATAGCATGAATCCACTAATGTTGTTGCTGGTAGTTCTGGAGCAACAGTAAGTGATGTACATCTATTGAACATATCCTGATAACAACTCTTTGCTAATGTTGTTGCAGGAAGTTCTGGTGCTGTAGTAAGAGAACGACAACCTAGAAACATCTGTCGATAACAACCACTTTTTAATGTAGTTGCAGGAAGTTCTGGAGCTGTTGTTAAACTAGTACAGCCACTGAACATAACAAAATAGCAGTTTATTGTCAGTGTTGTTGCAGGTAATGCTGGTGCTGTAGTTAAGCTTGTACAGCCATTGAACATACTATAGTAGCAGTTCATTGCCAGTGTTGTTGCTGGTAATGCTGGAGCTGTAGTCAAGCTAGTACAGCCATTGAACATACCATAATAACAATTGGCGGTTAATGTTGTTGCAGGTAATGCTGGTGCTGTAGTTAAGCTAGTACAGCCATTGAACATATAATTATAACAATAATTAGCTAATGTTGTTGCTGGTAATATAGTTGGTGCTGTTGTAAGTGACGTACATCCACTGAACATACCTTGATAACAACCAGGTGCTAGTGTAGTAGCTGGTAATTCTGGTGCTGATGTAAGAGATGTGCATCCCTTGAACATGCCACCATAACAACCTTCTGCTAATGTTGTTGCAGGTAACAGCGGAGCAGACAGTACGTATGTGTCCTCAGAGAATAAATGGCTGAATGCACGATTGTGAATTGAATCTAACTGACTACCATAGTAATCGTCATAATACAATAACGACATTGTATTGCCATGTGCCTTGTAATTACCATTTGCGCTAAATGTGCCAATACCTCCATTATTGGAATTAGTATTTGGCTTTAAATTTCCCCTCCACATTACTTTACTGCCTGCCGTGACAGTAGGGGTACTCTCGCCATTAGCAATAGTCACCCATGTCTGACCTCCATTAATAGAGTATTCAAGGTGTCCGCTTGTTGCTCTTTCTGCCCAGCTGAACACTGCATCCTCAACAGGGATAAAGGTAAGATACTGCTTCTCCCAGTTTAGCTTGTCCCCTGCGCTTCTACGTGATAGTTGTGTATATTGCATATCAGCCTCCTTTCTTATTCGTAAATCACTCTTGATAAAGTCCACTCACTGCCATTCCACAATGCAGTCACCTCATAGGTGGTATTGGCCTGCAATGGGAAGTTCTCTTGGTAGAGGATTGTCTCAGAGCCTTGTGGTACAAAGGTCACAACTGTATTTGAACCACATATAAGCAAAAACGTAATAGCCTGTAACTTCGTTGCTCCTGTTATTGTTGGCAGAGTGATTGCGAGAGTTCCCACGTTGTCAAGACGATAGTAGTTACCCACCACGGCAGAGAGTGTCGCACCTGTTGCTGTTGTGATAGGCATTACGTTCTCCTTACCAGCAAACAACCCATCAACTTCGGTCTTGTTGTAATAATTGGCAAGTAATACGCTAAGTGCAGACGAGGTGACATAATCAGCGAGTGCCGTAGTGAGTGCCTCCGTAGTAACGTAGCCACTGAGGTCTATACTGGTGTCGCCAATCTTCGTCCAGTCGTTGTTGGCATATACATACTCCTCGTACTTGTCACTACCACTGCCTGTAGGTCCGATGAGGTACAACACATTGCTTGCGCCAGTCTGAGGCAAGGTAGGATATACCTCATAGTGGAACTGTTGGATAGCACCGATGAGTTGCTGTACCTCTGTCTTGGTATATGTCTCAGACTTGAGGTAGTAGTTTACAAGATTGTCAACTGATTTTGCGACATATCCTGCGTCATTGGAAAACCTTGATACTGGATACTTAGAATAGAATGACATTCCAACAAGTCCAATATAACGGTAGTAATTGGCTTCAGTTGGTGATACTGATATAATATCACCTTCATTTACATCAAAAGTCAGTATTGTAGCAGCTTCAGTTGTAGGTACTTTAACAGATGTAATTTGACCGTTTATCTGAAAGTATGCGTCTTCTCTAACCGTACATTTGTATAAGTATAACTTAATCGTTCCTTTTTTCGTGGAGGTTATCTCAATATTCCCTAGTACAGTACTTTCATTATTGATGAAAAAACCAGTTAGATAACCTACATAGTATTTTTCACCTATTTTATAAGATGAAAAATGAGTACCATCTGCAAACGTAAGACCTTCTTCTGTTGTTTCCAGTGAATTAATTGCTGTTGTGTCAGCCTCAACACCAGAAACATACTTCTTGTAAATGCGCAGATTGCAATAGTCAAATGATTTGGAGATGGTTGGTAGTGTACCATCATCAAACATCTTATCAACCTTAGTCTTCCAATCACTATTCGTTGCATCAAGAGCATATAAATCTTCGACTTTATTGAGGTCGTCCAATGTCGGCTTATCACTAAGGTCATTATAACTACCACTTGTAGCTACACTTGCTAGGTCAGCAGTGTTTGCCTTACTTCCAAGTACTTGTGTAAGTTCTGTAGCAGTAGGCAAATCACTAAGCTTAGTTTTCTCTGTGGGAGTGTAGTCCTCAGTGGATAGTCCTTTACCATTAACTTTATCTACTTTACTATTTAGCAAGGTAGTCAACTCGCTATTTGTAGGCAGAGCAGACAACTTCGTTTTTTCTTCTGTAGTATAATCATTAGTTGATAATCCTTTACCTGATACTTTATCTACTTTATTTTCAAGGTCATTATATACATCTACTAAATCTTTTGGAACTCCAGCAGATGTTATACTGAGGTCTCCGATACAACCATGAAAGTAATCAGTATTATTATATATTGTAAATTCTACTTTTACTACATCGTTTGCTTCTACATTGAAACTTAGAATTTCTGAATCAATAATTCTTTCTGTAGATGTTTCAACTAATGTTCCATTCACGTATGCTTTAATATACTTAAGAATAACACTCTCTCTGATTCCTTCAAATCTAAGTTTACCAGTATAATTTACGCTAAATTCAATAATAGATGGATTTTTAAACGTACCAAAAATCTGAATGGATTCGGCAGGATATTCTTCAAATCTACCTGTTATTAAATTTATAACATCACTAACCTGTGATGTACCTTCAACAACCAACTCATGTACCACGTCAGGCATAGGAATCTTGTTAGCTTTCTCTTCTAAGGCATCTTCTATATCATCAACTCTTGTACCATCAGATAAGTCTGAAATACTTGTAGTCCCAACAGGTAAAGCACCTACTTCTGCTGCAGTATATGTTGGTTTACTTTGCTGCTTTGCCCATGATGGTACAGTAGGGTCTGTCTCTGTTTGAACTGCTGTAGCTCCTAATGCCGCACCACTCCTGATAGTAGCAAGGTCATTGATTGTATCTTGCTTACTACTTAACGCAGTATCCACTTGTGCTTTAGTATAATAATTAGCAGGATTGAATATATCAGTAAGAGGTATTTCTATATCTTCTTTACCAGAATCTGTGTTAAATGTAATAACAAGATTTGTTCCTACTATGGATACATCAGATACCATTCCGTCTTTAACAAAGTCTGTAGCATCTATTTCTACTGTATCACTATTGTTCTTAGTAAATATTATCTTTTTAGTGGAGCTATTATAACTAACTGAATTTATACTACTAGCTAATTCTGATACATTAGTATTTGTAAAATCATTTGTAGATAAACCTTTTCCTTGTACTTTATTTACTTTGTTATCAAGCTTAGTATTTACTCTTCTTTCTAAACTTGCAATGTTAGCCAAAATGTAAGAAGAATTATTACCAAAAGCTTCTTCAATCCAATCTGGTACATCTTCATAACTATTTATTGTTGTTTGGTATCTATAACCATCTATAGAATTACCAACAAACAAAATATAACTAAATGTTGCTACTTTATCAGTATCTATATCTATTATTGCCAAAGTGTCAGACGCATCCATATCAACACCTTCAACAATTCCTAAAGAAGCATCACAACCAAATATAAGTCTATATTGAGATACTGGGGTAATACCATCTATAGTATATATACCTGCCCATATAGCTTGTGTAGATTTACTACCTCCTGGCATATATTCTGTTATGTTAAATACCATAACATCTTCACTAACAGGTATGTCTTCAGAAATATTATTTAAATCTTTCCATAATGTAAGTTGATTCCAATTTTCTACATTATAACCTTGATATTGATACCTTTGCCACTCCTTATCTTTATCTATAAAAGTGATAATTTGTCCAGCCTTCTTGACTCTGCTGGGACAAGCTTCTATAGCCTCAGATAAAGTCAAGATTACTGAGGTGGGCACTTCAGTCTTAGCCTTAAGATACTCAGAAACATTGAAAATCCCTCCATCAGTGTTTACAATACTTCCTATAGGAACAAGCCTGTTTTCTCTTTCCTGAACAATAGCTATACTTTCATCTCCAGTAAGAGGTGTTTTTGCTGAAGGGAGCTGGGTATCCTTAGCTCCCCTCTTAGTCAGCTTTTGCTCAATTTCATCAATTTGTTCTTGTGTAAATATCATATTACTTGTTATTAGAAGTTACTTTTTTCTGTAGAGCCTCTCTCTTGATTGAAGCATCTACCTCTGCTTTATGTTTATCTAAATTCAGTCTATCTCTGTCTAATTGTAATCTTGCATCAAACTGCCTTATTGATTCAGCTAGTTTATCTTTAGCTTCCTGTGAATATTCAGGCTCCTGAATACCATCACTGCCATGAGTAATGTTAGCTACAATTATCTTGGTCTCATTATCTCTTTGATTTAATAAATCCTCCTGCTGCATCTTAGCCTGCTCTATAGCAGCTTTCTGCTGGAGTTCCTCTTCTTTCATCTTCTGCTCAGCCTGTGCTTGCTGTGCTTGCCTTTCCTGCGTCTTTCTTTCATCATTTTCTACTAGTCTCTGTTTTTCAGCAATAGAAGAACTACCATAGAGTTTCATTATAGTAGAGAAGGAAGTAAGTTGATTTTGCAATGCAGCTTGTGCCAGACCATCTAATCTTTGATTTAGCTCTTGAGCACTATTGCTATTATCAACTACTAATCCATAGTCACACTCTGCAAATTCATCACCATCTATTTCAGTCACTCTCTGAGCTCCATCTGACAGTAGGTATTGGAATTTGAAAGTTCTTCCTTTAAGTGCTATCTTTGCGGTCTCCAAGAAGCATTCAAGAGCTCTTTTCTTCACATCCTCATGTATAGTGAATATCCATTCTGTAATGTGAGAAGATTGCAAAGTAGCTCTTTCTACACCACCTACAGTTTCCCTGTTGCTTATCTGGCCTTCTCTTTGTTTTGAAATACCTACTACTTCAGACATCTCTAGCTTAATAAACTCAAGCATGTTGATATACATCTGTATACTGTTGCCCAATTCAGCATCAATAACACCAGAACTTGCATTATTGAGAGCTCCTGCTAATTTACCTGTAGCTGCTCCTACATTTCCTTCCTTAAAGGAGTCTATTACAGCTATATTATTTTTCTTGGCAAAATACAGCCACTTATCAACATTCCAGTCTTTAGGTACTTTAGCTAGGTCAAGAGTAATAATCTTTCCCCAGTTCTTAGCCATCATCTTATTAAGCCTGTCATGTATCACGTCATAAAGGTAGTTGTATGGCTTCATCATATCTACCAGACTATAAGGCTTACTTTCATTCAGGTTGTATATAGAACCTACTATACCAAAGTGGCATCTGCTAGGATTAGATAATCTATTATACTGAATTACCCTAGGCCTCATATTTACATAAATTTCCTGACCTATCTTAGTGCCTTCCCAAGCTTCATTGATATAGTGGATTTCTTCCTCTTCTCCCATAGCCTCATTTATTACATAAGTTTCTGGGTAGAAGTTATAGACTTCATCACCTGTCTCAGGGTCATAGCTCTTTACCTTCTTAATCTTTCTCCTTGATTTCCAATACATCCTCAAGACTCTCACATTACCATTAGTATCAAATGGTAGTAGGTCTCCTGCATTATCAGAGAACAGCCCAAATGGGTCAAAGTAAAAGCCCATACCATATTCATCAGTGCCTGCTATAACATCATCAATCATGTGGTGGTTTACAAAGGCAGCTCTTTCATCCCTGTGTCCCATTTCATCAGTCTGTGGTACAATATCAGGAGCTGATTCAATGTAGGCTATGTCTTTCTTACTAAGAACATCATAGTATGCATCTATAACCTGTCCAGGAGACCAGTAGTCTTCCATTATAATTATATCAGCATCCTCTATCTTATTGCTGTAACCTGACTTGAATATCCTAATCTTAAGAGGATTTACCCTTTCAATAACAGGCTCTCCTCCTCTTATATCACACTGGTATATTTCCTCTCCTACAATAGCAGCGTCCATAAAACCTTGATTGAATATAAGAGGCATATCATATTCCTTAGTATAATGATTCAGTAGGTTATTAGCCCTGACTTCTCTCATATCCTGCCACTCATAGGTAAAGTAATCTCCCAGCTTTTCAAGTTTCTGCTGAAACTCTTCTTCACTTGAAGACTGATTAGCTACTAACTGCTGGAGCTGTTGTAGTACTGCTCCCTTCTTATTTTCCTCAATTTCAGATATTGAGTTAGGATTAGTCACGACAACCTTGAAGTCAAAAACTCTTTTTGACTCCTCACCTCTAAGTACCTGAAGCTTACTGTTGATAATAGGATAGTGTTGTATATCCGTAGGAGAAGCCTTCTCCTTTAAGTGCTCAGGGTTGAGAACTGCCTCTAAGTCCTGCATATGTAGCTTGCCATTAAACAGGTCATAGTTAATTCTCTTATGTATGGTTGAATTTCTTACTGGAGCATAGTTGAAAAATGTTCTTGAATCTGCCCATTCTATGCAGGCAACTCTCCATACCCTATTTTTTCTACTCATTGGAAGTTGTTGCTGTGGAAAACTTCCATGATATTTTAATTTAGCTTCATTTATAATTCCATTTATATCCATATGCTGTACCATCAATGTCTCAATTTTTATGCAAAGGTAAGTAAAAAATTAAAGGTGTGCAAGTATAAAAGTAATTTACTTATAAATGCACACCTATTTACTATTATTCAGAATAGTTTCTACTAAAGTAATCATCATTGCCCAGATAGGACCTATCCATTTTCTCTGAATCTTCCTCATTTAGTCTTGAGCCATACAATATGACTTTCTCTTCCCTATAGAGCATAAGCATACCTAAAGCTCTGATTCTATCAAAGTTCCTTACTGGGTCAAATGCTATGAGTTCTTCCAGTAGTGCCCTTCCTCTTATAAAGTAAAGGTTAGGAACCATTATTTCCTTTTCCTCACCATCCTCTACTACTACAGTAGCTACAGGTTTAAGCAGCCAATCTCTTATAAGTCCATTAGCATAGTTGTTTATAGCTGCTGTAGCATTTACACCTTTGGCATTACTTCCAAAGTTACTATACTTAATCATTTGTTTATCCCTTAAATATTCAGGGGTATCAGCAAGTAAGTGAGTACATTGCATTTTCTGGAAGTATGCAAATATGCCTTTCTTATTGGACTCATACAGACATTTGGCATTATAGAACAAGCACAATAGTCTTACTACCTCAAAGTTATCATCAGCAAAAGGCATTCTTCCTGTATACTCTGCTACTATTCTGTCTGTGTATAAGTCCAGAACAAAAGTACTAGACAGAGAACTTGATTCAGCTTCATCATTATCTACAGGGTCATGGCCTATTACATATCTGTTTTCATAGACTTTACCTGAGCTGTTTTTCAATGGCAACTCATAGATTTCCAAAGCACCTCTGGTACTGTTATCTACTCCATACCTTCTTATAGGAGTTTCATCAGATGTAGGTGAAAACTTAACTTCTTTACCATTAATACTTAGGTCTCCTATATAGACATCATCATAAGCTTTAGGGTCTAAGTCTATTTGCTGCAGTCTCTCAGTCAAAGCTGCTACTGGGAAGAAAGCACTCTTTACTTTAATTATAGCTTCAGCAGGAGTTATAGGCATCTCTGCAATAAGCCTCAGTACTTGATTAGGGTCAGTACTATTATACTTTGACTTGTATCTAGCCATAAGTATTTGTCTGAGAGCTTTCACTACATCAGATACTCCATCCTTGTTATAGCAGCCTTTTCTATTAAGGTAAGAAGGAAAAAAATAGCCGAAAGTAGGCTTGCCTTGTTTAGGTTTGTCATATACGTTCTTTACAGAATATATGTTATTACCCTGTGGATTATACAATAATGTCTTTGCTGATTCAAAGTTTGACTCTTTTTCAGCAGCAGTACCTACTAAGTAGGAGAAGCCAAAAGTATAGTCACCTTCTTCCATACCTTGCCTGACCACATCAAATATCTCAAGTAGGTTAGGGAAAGAACCCATCTCCTCAAAATAGATATGTCCTCTCTTACCTCTCAGTTTACCTGAGTCATCTTTTGATGATACTCCCATAACATTATTAAGGGAACCTTTCTTTCTACCATACTCATCTAGATAACCCATTTGCCAGAACATATCCTGTGAAGAACTTCTAAGTCTGAGTCTTGGAAACTCGGTGTTTTCAGATATGAAGTTAATCATAGGTTCAAACTTAGATAAAGTTCCATCTTTATCAGACAGATACTCTTTTTGGTATGCAGTCAGGATTGTAGTTACACGCTTTCTAGCTTCAGAACTTTCTCCTAATATAAGGTTATGAGCCATCATAGAAGCTAAGCTATACGATTTCGAGCATCCTCTGCGTGCTAATTCTATACCATGATGTCCTTCTTCTCTGGCTTGATTTATGTAATGGAATCTTAAATATATGCCTTCCCAAGTCTCAGGAAAATCCTCAACTCTGTTTGCTTTCTTCTTGCCTTCTTCAATCTTTGTAAGCATTATCGGGCAATAATTCATATACCAATACATAAATCCTGTTATCCACTCTCCATCAGATTCCCTTACATAACCTTCCCTACATCTTCTTTTTTCTTCATCTATCCACTTCCTATACTCACTGTTAGGATTAGGATTTGGTCTTAAGAAGGTATAACAGCCATGCTCTTTGAAATGCAGAGCTGCAGGCCTGAAATAATCCATGTTCTCTATTATATGTGGATTTACAATATCCACTATAATTCTTCCTTGGCTATCTCTTGGCAGGTCTTTGGCTCTTTTCCTTGAAGGACTTATGAGATTTCTTATGAACTCTACATTAGTAATGAAATCAAGAAATTGCTCCTGAGTCTCTTCAGGCATAGTTTCCATAAATTCCTTTGTTATCTCTGTCTGAAATTCATTGGTAGGTATATAAAAATCATCTCTTAATTCCATCCTTGAAACTCTCCATTTACAAAGTTTTCATAAGCTCCTTTTCCAGCACCTAACCTAAGGACTTCAAAGAATCCCTCTAAAATCTTAAGTTCTAACATCTCTTTAGTTTTCTCTACTAAGTCATTAGGACAATTTTGTACATAAGTATAACGTATTACAGGATGTGTAGTGCCATATTTCATATTTACAAAATCAACTCTGGCTTGAAACTCTTTAATAGGTCCTATGCCTTTTTTCCAATCAATGTAAAATACAAAATGCCCTAACATCTTAGGAAGTCCTTTAGCCTCTCTTTCTGCATCTAGGGTCTTATTTATACAATTAATTACGTCATTAGTCTTCATCTTCAAGTAATGCTTTAGTTTGTGAACCTCTTGCTTTAGCTTCAGCAATAATGTCCTTACTCAATGTTCTCTCTGCCTCATCTAAGTCCTTTGCTAATCCAGGAATCTGCTTTAGAGTAGCTGTAATAGACTGCAAGGTATATACAGGCTTACCTTTATCATCCCTCTCATTAAAGTCCATAGCTCTCAATTCCTGTCTTAGTTTGTTTACCACAAACCTAGTATCCTCAAGCAATCCTGCTGATATAGGCTTAAAGCTCTCATAGAAAGTCAGGGCTCTCTCTACAACCTTATCAGGTTTCCATCCTGCAGGCATACCCAATCCTTTAATGATTTCCTCAGACCTTACTTCTGGGTCTACAAGGTATTGATAATCACTTCTTGGGTCTCCCATAAAATATATGTAGGCCAGTTCCTGCTTGGCAAGAGATTTATCCTTATGTCTGTCTCTACTGTAAATAGCTTTGAAAGGAGCTAACATAAGTGCTTCTGGCTCAATAGTCACTTCAAATGCTTCGTATTTAAATAATCTAATCATATAATAAAAAATATAGCCTACCAAGGTTTCCCTCAGTAGGCTGTAGGTTAAACAATTATTTTCTTCTCAGGGATAATTATATTATTAGCTTCCTTCTCTTCTTCCCATTCCTCTATTACAAAGTCAATGTCTTGGTCTGTAAGGAGTAAATGAGAGACATGGTCAAGCTCAATTACATTAAAGTTATAGGAGACTACTGGATTATCAGTGATTACTCCATCTTTCAATGAACCTGGATTATGCTTGTACTTAGCATACCTCTTAGGATTAATACATACTAAATCTCCTACTTGTATACCTCTTACCATAGGTCCAACAGCCACTACTTTCTGGTATTCCTTTAAAGTACCTTCAACTTTAACTATTAACCCTCCTTTGTTAAGGTCTTCCTTAGTGTATTCATCCTTGGTAGTTACCAAGTAGTTAGCCATTGGCTTTATCTTCTTTATGTTCAACATATCTATCTTTTATTAATTGATTCTTCTTCTTTTGCCCAATATACCTATCATAGGGGCATACCAGCTTACCTAAGTTAGGTATATTGAAATTTGGTCTAAGCTCATTGAAAGCTCCTTCATCCATATCTTCTTTGAGAGGCAGCTCTTCTATAGTATGTCGAATGAACTTCCAATAAGCTTTATATGATTTCAGTACTACATCTTGTGGCAAGTTAAGTTCTTCTGCCAGTCTTCTAGTTATCTCCTTCATTTAGGTCAAAGTATAACAGGAGTTGAAATGTCTTGTCTCCAGTATCAAGATTCTTAGGTATGAATTTAGGGTTTATTTTACCGTCTAAGATTATACCTGTCTTTCTTAACTTTCCTAAGATAACTTGAAAGAAAGCATCTGACACTCCACACTCCTCTTTTATTTTTGTCTTAATCTCATCACTCATTATTGCTTTATCAAGCCATACTGGGTCTGGTATAGACTTACTTAACTCAAACCTTGCTTTAATAAAAGCAGCAACTATGTCTTTTTCCCTGTTAGTAAGGTTATGAAGGGGAGTCAGAAACTCAATCCATATTCTGAAGAACTTTCCTTGTAAGGATGTAGGAATCCTAATGACATTATTAGCTCTTCCTGTTCCAACCATTACTCTTCCTCCTTATCAGTGTTATTACCCTCATCTTTTCTAGGGTCCATAATCTCCTCAATTCTCTTTACTACTGCATCTATGAACGCTGTTGAGAATAAGTCTGCATGGTCTAAGCACTTTAATGCTACTTCTACTTCCTTCAAGCTCTGCTCATAGAGTGCCCTCTTTAACATCTGGTTCTCCTTGAATATCTTCTTGGCTTGCTCTGTAGTCTGTGCAGCATAAGCCTCAAGCTGTTCATAGGTAATCTTCTCCTTACTTACTTCATTCTTCTTCTTTTCCATAATGTTTAATACTTATTATTTAAATATGTGAATCCGTGTTTTTCCTTATAAAGAGCTTCCCACTCTTCAATACTTGCCTCAGCTATATTAGTACTGCCACATTCATCACAGTAGCAGGCATCTTCCATTCCAGCTACTCTCCTTACAGCAAGAGAAAGACAATCTCTGCAGTAAAATACTGGAAGTTTATTATATTCCTCCTTAGGCAACTGTTCTTTTCTTGTGAGTAAATTGCTCATATAATCTTCTTTTTGTATAAGTTATATTGCCTTTCTTAGTCTTGATATTCTTGAAAGGCCTTTTAGGATAAACATCTCCAAAGAGAGATACATGCCCTCTTCTTATAGCTCTCCTTATAGATTTAAACTTTCTCACTCCACTGTAATCTCTTAAATGAAGAATGCCTTTCTCAAAGTCTTCCAAGACTTTCTGGTAGTTAGCAGCGGCCATCTCTTTTGCCATCTCTTTAAACTGCTCTTCTGAAACAGGCTTAGTGAGAGTTTTTTCTTCCATTACTTTCTTCTCTTCCATAATGTTAATGTATTAGTTAATAATAGAAAATTGCCACATATTGACCTTGGTTGTTCTGAAAGATGTTTATGACATCTTCTCTTATAATACCTAAAGTATTCATTTTGTCCAGAACTCCTACTAAGGTACTGGCAAAAATTGCATCAAGTTTCTTGTTATCCATCTTCTCCTTAATTTAGTTGCGGTAAGGAGAATCGAACTCCTAGCTTAGGGTTATGAGCCCCATGTGTTACCTTTACACCATACCACGATATTGTGCAGTAAACCAGATTTGAACTGACCACTCCTGCTTGGAAGGCAGGCATGTTACCACTAACACCATTACTGCATTTGTTACCTTTAGCCATCCTCGGTAACTAAGGTGGGTAATACGACACCCAAAAGGACTAAACTTACATGATATTTCACAAAGCCTTTAAGTTACGTTGAGTCTTACACTAGTACTATCCTCTTTATTATTGAGCTCCATGTAGGATTCAAACCCACGACATACTGACTACAAAACAGTTGTTCTATCTACTGAACTAATGGAGCCTACTTCTTCTTTTTAAGACCAGTAAGAGATTTACTTAAGGCTTTTGCTCTCTCCTCTAGATTATCTACAGTCTTAGCAGCTACCTTCATAGCTCTGTCTAGTCTTGCCTTATCATTAACTACCTCTTGATACCTCTCAAGTGTTCTTGCATCTTCCTCAGCTTGCCACCTAAGTTCATCTTCTGACATCTTTCTCTTTTCCATATCTTTATTATTTCTGTTGCAAAGTTACTACTTTATTTTGAAACTACCAAATTTTTTCGGAACTTTCTTCACTTCTTTAACAATTTTTAATAATTTAGTATGATAAGTGGGAAGCGTGAGACTCGAACTCACACGCATATTTCAGCACATGTTCCTAAGACATGCGGGTCTACCAATTCCCCCAGATTCCCAATATATTGTGGCACCCCAAGGATTCGAACCTCATTAACTAGATTTTCAGTCTAGCGCATACACCATGTCTGCCAGAGCACCAATTGTGGGAGTAGAAAGAATCGAACTTACTTAGCCCAAGGGCAATGGTTTTACAGACCACACTAATTCACCACATTAAAGTACTCCCAATTTTAGTATCTTCTCAGAGATTCGAACTCTGGACCCACTGATTAAGAGTCAGTTGCTCTATCCAGCTGAGCTAAGAAGATATTAGGTGACAGATGGGGCTTGAACCCACAACCAACAGAACCACAACCTGTTGCTCTACCAATTGAGCTACTGCCACAGTAGGTATGATAGGGCTTGAACCTATGACTTCCACCTTATCAGGGTGGCTATCTAACCAACTGATATACATACCTATAATTGCTGGGATAGTAAGAATCGAACTTACATCTAGAGATTAACAGTCTCTTGCTTGACCTTCCAGCTATATCCCAATTTGCCAGATTTAACCCTCTGGCTAGGCCATTAACATTATGAAAACAAAACAATGAAACAGTGGAGTCGGTGGGACTTGAACCCACTACCTTCTGCTTGCAAAGCAGATGTTCTAGCCAGGTGAACTACAACCCCTAATATGTCAAGATAATATTGTTTTCTTCTAGAAACTCTATGTACTCCACTACTGACATTCCTGGAGGTATTTTCTTTACATCTATAACTAAAGCTCCTTCCAAGCCATCAATATGGAGCTCCTTAGCTAATTCTTCATCCTTTATCTTATATCTCATCTTACACTCTTTTAGTTTGCGGAGATAGGAGTATCCGACACTCATTCACTTACATGAACCATCTGGTTAGCAATCAGTGGCCTTTCCCCAAGGCTTCTCATCTCCTTTAGTATAGGTGACAGGACTCGAACCTGCGACACCTAGCTCCCAAAGCTAGCACTCTACCTACTGAGCTACACCTATATCTTTCACATATAAATTACAATGACAGCTATCATTTAATCTATAGTCACTGCATGGACAATGTTTGTCCTCACTATTATTATGACAAGGGCACTCTCCATCATTCTTCTCAATCATCTTCAAGATTCCATTAACTACCTTGTCATTTGGATTTAAACTCCATCCTTCTTTTCTAAGTATTGTTATCATAGAGGAGGACTGAGATGTCGATTCCCATACCTATTAGGTACTCTTGGTTTTCAAGACCAGACTAGAGGCCGCTCTAGTTAATCCTCCATTGCCACTTACACCGCTGTGCCTAGTGGACTTTTAGGTTGTCTGCAGGATATGTGGGATTCGAACCCCTCTACAAGATAGACAGTCTAGTGTGCTAACCATTACACTACATACCCTATATAATAAAGTCCTGCTTCATCTCTGCCCAATGTATTTAAGTCAGAGCCTCTGGGAAGTCCTTCTTAATGTACACTTGATTATAGACTTCCGACAAGTACTATGTGAGTTAATTGCGCAGTGCCCCATAGCTCTAATGCCAGCTTTCTTTGTCTCCAACCCACGAACTTTATTATAGTTGGCTCCCCGAGATTTGAACTCGGAATAAAAGGACCAAAATCTTTTGTGTTACCAATTACACCAAGAGCCAATAAAAGAAGCCCCTAAAAGTCCCTAGTGGGGCTTCTTTACGTTAAGAGTTCATCACTCTCTTAGCGTCCTTCACTAAGGACATTGTGTTTATTATGTTTAAATTACAGTGCAAAGGTAATAAAAAAATTTGAATTATGCAAATTTTTTTACATTATTTAACAACCTTAAACACTTATTCACTGAAATCTACTTCTTCATAGCCTTCAGTTTCCAAAGCATTCCTTGTAAGATGTTCTAATAAATAAGTATAAGCCTCATTAATTGGGTCTCTATTATCAAACTCTACACCAGAGTACCATAGTAACCATACTGTAGCATGAAGTAACTCATGGACTAAGGCTGCAGTATCTACAGGGTTTTCTGGAAATTCAGGTATTCTTACTACTGCATATCCATTACCATAGTGAAAATCAGCTGCTCCATAAGAACATTTTTCAAGACTTCTATTAAACTCCTCATCATCTTTATCCTCATTAAAGGTTTTCTTACTCCATTTCTGAAGTTCTTCAGGAGTTCCTATAAATACATCTATACCTCTCTTATAGATGTCACATCTAATATACTTTACTTTTGCCATATAAATTTACTGTAATTATTACTTCTTTTGCTCCTTCTCCTTTTTTCTTCGCTTTACTTCTTCTTCATATTCTTTAGCCCTCTTTTCATGGGTTGATATTAATTTATATATAGTAGCGGCTACTGGTAAACTAACTCCGATACCTCCTATTGTTATAAGTCCTTTAAGTTCTTTTTCTTTTATCTTTGTTAGCTTACGTTCAAGTGTTGGAATTCTATGCTCTGCATGTCGTATATAGCTGTCTTTTAACCAGCCTATTTGGTGTTCCTTATCCATCACGTCTTGCATTGCTGACCATAAGTCTCCTTCAATGTGGTCTCTTTTCTTTTTATACTTGTCATAAGAGGAATAAGGAGCTGTGAGCTTATGCCTCTTATCTACGTAGTCTAATTTTAATTTTTTATCTACTCTTTCTAATTTGCTAAAGTCTGCGCTTACTGCACCATCTGAAGGAACACTGGATACTAGTCCTCTATGTTGTGAGGAAACAGGTCTATCCATTCCTCGAAGCATTATCTGCTTTATGGCATCTTCATCAACATCTTTAGTTAAGGATACATAAGGGCCTGCAGAAGGACTATAACTATAGGACCTAATTCCAGGAATAGAGAAAGCTTCCTCTAAATCTGCTAGAAAATCTTTAAATTTTTGGCCTTTCTTTCCACTAGTACTGTCTAGTACAGACTTAAAAGACCTTAAATCTAAGTTAATACCGTACTTATCTGCTAACTGTTCTATAATAGCTCTTTCTTCTGCTTGTAACTCTCTATATCCTAATATTCCTCTCTTTAAAGATAAAGCTTCCAGAGGGTCAGTAGCCTTTATTTCCATTCCTAATTGCTCAGGCACTAATGTACCATATATATCTCCTACTCCTGAATTACCTCCTAATACCGTATTAAGTCCTACACCTCGAGCAGTGCCTCCTTCAGTATTAGGGTTCCAGTGAGTCATAGAATCTATTATATCCACATCTTTTCCCTTAAAGGTTATAGGTACTCCTCTTCCTAAAAATCCCTCATGGAAATAGCCGTATTCATATAATAGCTTCATTCTCTCTGGGTCATTTATAAATTGCTCTTTGTTTATTCCTTCCAGTCCCAGTTGTTCTAAGATTTTTTTATTTACATTAGGGTCAGTGAAAGCTTCTAATGGTACATTGGATTCTTTATATTCTCCTCCTGTAATATAGTTAGCATAAGATTTAAAACCTTTTTCTACATCAGCTGTGTTTCCATAGTGCAACAAGTAGTTAGCCCTCTTTATATGTTTATCTTTAGAACTACTGAAGGCATCTGCTATACTCTTAGTTACAGGGTCATAGTTCTCTAATAACTCTTCAGGAGTTTTATCTAAAGGAATTTCATCAATATTAAATTTTCTATCCTTTACAGCTTGTTTCATAATTCTAGAGTATTCTCTAGGATATAGTTGTGCATATAACTCATGGGCTCTGGCACCAGTGGCCATGCCTTGTGCATCCTCTCTTAATATATTTACATCTAAGGAACCTGCTGTTGGATGATTATACTGATAAGTATCCCCATTAACAGTAGACCATTTTCTAAAGTCAGGATGTGCCATTGCTTGCTTTTGAGTCATAATAACATCTATATCATGTGCATCATGATACAAGTTGCCTTTAACAACATTAGCTGATGAACCGAATACTTTACTATTAGGCAATGCCTTTTGTGTTACAAAGTCTATATTTTTCTGTATAGCATTAACGTACTCTTCAGGAAGTTGAGGATGTAATGCTCTAGCTTCGGTTATAGTACCAACAGGGGTAGCACTAGGATAAGTTATTTTATAATTAGCTCCTCCAGTCAAAGCACTAGGGTCCAACATAAATGTTTTAGATTGCCCAGTGGCAGCATCTATTATTTCTATATTTCCCGTAGTTACTGCTTTTGTTGGGTCAAAAGCCATATTAATAGCTGGTATTTCAAAAGATTTGGTACTAGGATTATACAGTCCCATAATGTCTGTATAGCCCTTTTTCCCTAAAAAGTCTTGCAAAACTTCTGGGCCCGCTTTTCCCACCTTTTCTAATAGTGAATTTGTGAAAAGCTTACTATTTAAGTTTCTGACTTGCCCCATGATTTCCTTTGATAAATGCTCTCCAGGTGCGTCCATTTTTCCAGAGACTAGCAATTGCTGTATCTTTTTTGTTAAAAGGCCCTCTAATTTTTTCAAGTCTCTAGCTTGAGAAGTAAAAGTTTCTAGCTCGCTTCCCAATCTCTGCATCGCAGGGAAATCTTCAGGAAATGCCATATAGTTTGCATTAAGTTGTAGCAATCTCTCTGCTCTGCTTCTAGCATGAATCTGCTTATTAATCTTACTACTTATTTTAGACCATTTTTTACCAAATTCTAATGCCTTGCTAGTGTCATATATAGGCTTAGCTAATTGTCCTAATGGAGCTACTTCCATAAGAGCTTCAGGAGTAATATTACCTTCAGCAATTTCACTAGCACCATGAGCAGCAAATGCAGAAGTTAAACCTGCGTCTGCATAAGGCCAAAGTCCTGCTATAGGTGATGCTTTTGCAGCGTTAGCCATAAAGTTTAATCCTGAAGTAAGTGCTTGTCCAGCACTAGTACCAGCTAAAGCTTCTGCCCCTCCTGCTATTAAAGGCACTGATGCTACAGCTAAAGGTATAGATGCAGCAGCCTCTCCCCAAGCAGAAAGATTAGGATGTTCCTCTCTCCATATAGCAGCTTCTCTAGCACCTTGCTCTGCTCTATCTTTTAAATGCTGATTATACTCTCTATGTGGTATATTATAGACAGAAGTATTATCATTAGCTTCTGTAAGGTAATCATTTGCTCTATTCCTACCATTTACTATTACTTCATCTAGTATAGCAGAGTCTCCTAATTCCTTACCAGTAGCTTTTTCATAGAACTTCATATTGTCAGCATCATAGGTTATATCTTCTAAATCTCCAACATACTTCTTTATGCCTCCTCCGCCTGCATATAAATGACCTCCGTTAGCCAATAAATAATTCCTATCAGAATAATCTAAAGTAGGAGTGTTATTCTGTGCAGTAGTATTTATCAACCATCTCAAATCCTCGTCATTCCACATATCGAAAGACCTGTTATCTGGGTATGCTTGTTTAAGCTTGTTAAATGCTTCAGGTGTCATATCAATTCCTGTAGTCTTGTCCCAGATGCCTGCGTCTTTTGCTTGTTGCTGAAGACCTCGTATATCTGCAATACGTTCTGTATCCATGTGGTCGTGTCCTCTGGTTTCATCATCAACTAGTGTTTTATGACGACCTCTTTGCAAAACACTTGTGTATTGTGGGGACAATAGATGATAATCTAAAAGTGACCCGTATTTATTCCCATCGTAAACAGAATGGCCTAACTCATGCGCAATAACACCTCTTTTTGTAAATCCAGGAATATCATTAACTTGACCATAGTATATATTGTGCCAATACGGTCCTGATTCATCTACCCTATACTCACTGTTTTGGGAATTACTCGTATAGTCATAAAAGGCTTCATTCGGAAGCTTTGTGTAATACAATCCATTGCGCATATTAGTTGCTAATATTCGTGCCTTCTCGTTATCATTAGTCATTTTTTTAACCCTTGTCAAAAACGCATCACTATTCATATAGTCATATTCGTCTTTGAAGATAGGATGGCTTCTAGAAAATCTAGAGTCAGATATTGGTTGTTGCGGCGAAAGTCCTGGAATTATAGGCTCCCTTTGTTTTACAGGTTCTACAGGAATTTCTCTGGTGGGCTCTATTTCTTCGTATTCAGGTATGGCTTTTTCTATAACAGGTGCGTCAAAATTAAAGTTTGGGATATCGCTAAGCTTTGGTGCACTTGTTACAGTGTCTCCTCCATCATCAAACCTTCTAGACCCCAAAGTCTCATCATAGAAAGACCTAATGCTCTTCATGTCTCTCATTCCAGCTTTTACTGCCATAGAGATAACATCAGCTCTTTGTTGCATAGTTAAATCATTCCACATAATTATTTCCTCCCTGGCATTATAATGTTACCTAAAAGATTAGCTACTACATTATTAGTAAAGTCACTGGAATGTTCATGAGTAACTATAGTCAAGATACTCCTGAGTATTCTATTATTTTCTTCTGCTATTTCTAACAGTTCTCTTATTTCCCTTCTTTCACTCATTTCATTTTCTTACTTTTTATTGTTGGTCTTGAAGAGATAAATTGGGGCTTGTCCCCTTAATATAATTAAATCCCAACAAAACATACTGATAGTTATTCTTACCTTATATAAGAAACTCTAGGTTATAAAGAGACCTGACCAAATTCACCTGCTTTAATGGTCTAGGTTGCTGAGTTTTACAGCAGTATAAATAGTTCAAAGCCCCGTTTATATATTATTAGTTCTTCTCTTATTTATCTCTAGCTTCCATTACCTGTGCCCTACTTCAGATACCCTTTATTCTCTCTGGTTGGCTGGAAGAAACTTCACCCTATTAATACTCTTTACAACTATTACTTTCTAATAAGGTAATACTTGCTATGTCTTACGGAGCACAAAGGTAGACATTATTTTTGACATATGCAATAGTATAAGTAAAATACTTAGTTAAATAAAGTTAAATTTTTTCTAAAATTTTTTTTTTCTGAAATTTTTTTTTCTACAGCTTTTATTATTATGAGAGGGATATAGCCACCCAAAACCCCCCCTAGCCTTCGGCAGTTTGGGTTCCTACCCCACTGCCCATTAACATCATTAACAACTTAAAACCTCACGATGTACAGGCAATCGTTACACAATTATGGCTACACAGAATAACATCGTTAGCAGCAATCGCATGAGTGCACGTCAGCTGATTATCAGCGAGAACAGCGAGTTGCAATTTATCCAGAACCCTAACACGGGTAAAGTATTCTTTGTCTGCGGCTCTAAGAAGGGCTACGTTAGCCCAGCAGCCAAAGCAAAGATGGCTGATGGAACCATTGACGACTTCCAGTATGCTGAAGTCAGCATTGATGGTGGTGCAGCAGTGCCATGCCTCATGGTGGTAGGCAATGCTGGGCAGAATGTCAAGCGTTCACTTGGTGCAGACCTACTGCACTAAGGGCTAGCCCAAGCCTCCCTTCGGGGAGGCTATGGGCTTTATGGTGTTGGACTCATAGTAAACTCCTAGCTTAAAACTCATAGTATTAATTTGAGAATCCCAGACGAGGCCTTTACTTTGAGTTCAACACCTATTATATATAAGGTGTATTATTATCCTATATTATATAAAGCCCACTATTATCTTCTTTTAGACTTATTCTTTTACCTTTTAATACTATATTTATAGCATTTAAAACACTTTAATAATGTGCTGTAATTACTTAGAAATGAGTTAGATAAAAAGAAGATGGTAATGAAAGTTATGATGATGGGAAGGTCGTTATAACCATCCCCACTAAAATTGGCAGTTTCTCTCATTAGTTTTATTTTTAGCATTATTAATATATAGCATAACAGGTCACACTATGGATAATCAACAAGAAAACAATGGGTGCTCTCCTTGGTTATTTTGGGCACTATTAGCCATCATACTATGGCAATTAGCCAATGAGTATCATTGGTGGGGATTTTAACTAAAATTTTTGTCTAAATTATAAAAAGAAGTATCTTTTATGAAATACATTTATAAGTGGAATGCAGACACTAATATGTACGATGTTAGGCTTGCTACAAAAGAGGAGCAAATCTTAATAGATAATGCTGTTAAAATGTTAGATGAGTGTAGAAAGTTGCACAATAGTATTGTAAAAGATGCTAATGAATTATATCATGGTAATCTAGATAGATACATTGATGATGAGGCATACTACACAGTGCAGAATCTACACAAAGACCTTGATAAAGTCAATGATATGACTAAAGGCCTTATTGAGCTTGTTACTGGTAAGTATTACTTCTTCCTTTGGTGATAACATTGAGTAGGATAGTAGTCACAGTTCAGACGCTGCAAGGAACCAACAGTGGAAAAGCTATCAAAAAGGTAGTCTGAGGCAAAAGAAAGGCTACATCCTGCTCATCTCAAAATACACACGAAAGCAAGCTGAAACCAGCCATAGGCTTGTGAGTAGGAACATCATTTGGTTGGGGGAGCAGGTTTGGCCACCTGCTCTTATATTTTATAACTTCCCTATTAATAATTAAATCATTACACAATATGAAACCAACAAACAGACAAAAAGCTGCTGTTCACTTTTGTGAAGAGTGGTTGAATATCTCTTTTGAGGGGGATATAGAGGATAGACAACAGGTTAGTATCTTTCTTAGTGAGTATTTGAATGATGCAAAGAACCTCTATGAAGAAATAGCTTGTGAATATGAAGCCTATCTTTGGGAACTAGATTAACATTATTATAAACTTTTTAAAACAAACTAGCAATGAAAAAGATTAAGAACAACATGGATGTGGTAGTAGTACTTGTATTTATTTTAGTAGGGATATTTGGTATTCCTGCTATTATAGGAGCTACACCAAACAAGAACACTATTGATTGGAATGACCCAGTTAATATAGCACACTTTAATTATATGGACAGCTGTTGGATTGCTTATACAACCATTGATGCTGCCTATAATATTAGTGATGGAGATGCTTTTGACATGGACAGCATAGATAGTGCAGACTGTGCCTTCGAAGAAATGAGGTTTGATGACTTCTTGGTAGCATGGACTCAGGTAGACAAGGACCTCTTTGATTTCCTTATTTATAGGATGGAGGATGGAGAAACTGCTGCATATAATTTGCTCAGTAAGTATTATCCAAAAGAGTTAGATACATACTTTTATAATAGGAGGCAACAGGATGAGAAGAAGAATTAATGTGGCTGCTGTGTGCAGCTCAAGTAACTATATCTCTAGCAAAAGGGCTCATGTAGCCTTTTTGCAGAGAGCTCATGAAAGGTTTATTTCTTTGATAGAGTCAGGAGAGCTAGAATTAGTTGAGACTACTGTAGAAATTAAACCTGCGTTTGTAATAATTATGGTACTTGGTAGGGAAATGAAACTCTCTTATGAGGATTATCTCTCCCATTGCCCAGAATTCAAAATCATTAAAACTTTATTTTAACATGAAACAGATACTTAAATACATATTATTGTGGGCAACCTCAGTATCTATTTGTTTATTTTTAATAGGAGGAGTAGAAAAGTTAATAGAGAAAAACTACTGGCTTGTAGCATGTCTCTGGTTGGCTATTAATCTACTTTTATTCTTTGTTTGCTATAATACCTTATCTTATAAAGATGTATACCGAGGTTCAGGATGTAGATGGTTTGACCAGCTACTCAAAGCTTGATACTCATACCCAGACTCCCCAATCACATAGTATCTATGATGAACTTAGTGATGGGGAGTTACGGGAATTATGGGAAGATATAGTGGCAGACGATATTATTAATCAACAAAAAAGCTTTATAATATGAAAAAGAAAATACAAAAGCCATTCGACCTTGAGAAGGTTAAGAAGGGTGCAAGAGTAGAAACAAGAGACGGTCATCCTGTTAGAATATTATGTTATGACAGAATTTCTTCTTGTCCTATATTAGCTCTTATTTTTGATGGTAAAACTGAAACTTGCTATCCTTACAACCTTGATGGCTCTCTTGGGCTTGATGCTGGAACAAATAGTGCAGACCTTGTAATTGTAGAAGAGGTGGAATACCCTAAGTTTAAAGAAGGTGATTGGGTGTTTAGAAAAAATGATGGAAACCGTCCTTGGCTGATAACTGCAATAACATCTGATTGTTATGAGATGCATGATATACTAGGGCGACAAAAGGCATTAGTATATCAAACATCTGCTGATGTAGTCTATCGTCTCTGGACTCTTAAAGATGCTAGACCAGGGGACATACTAGTAAGTACAGATGGCAATCGTCCTTTTATATTCAGGGGGCTTTATTATGATAGTACCCCAACTGCATATTGTGGCATAGATGCTACTGATTCTATATATAGTAGTGAAGGCAATAACCTTTGGACTGCTTTTCCTGTAAGGCCTGCTACTTATGAAGAAAGGAAGCAGTTATTCAATAAGCTGGAAGAAGAAGGTTACAAGTGGAATGCTGAGACATTTACTCTGTGGAAAAAATGTAATTAAAGTTTAACTCACCCTCCTCCTTATATGGGGGAGGGACTAATTAAATTTTTTAACAAATGACAATACAAGAAGAGAATGAGCAACTTAGAAACAAGATTGCTCAGTATGAGGAATTCCTCGAAAAGATGGTAGAAGGACCATTCTCCAGTGGTACTGTTATATCTAAAGAAGCTCGTAGGCTATTTAGGGTAGGAGCAGATGGTGGAGATGAGCAGATTATCAGCTATCATCCAGACATTGATGTGAAGGCTATTAAGGAAGGCACTAGAGTACTCTTTAATAAGAGTATGATTATAGACATCCTTCCTGACGAACTTGAGAAAGCTCCCGAAAAGGTAGAATTTAATTTTATTGATTGGGAACAGATTGCAGGTATGAAGTCACAGGTGTCTCGAATACAGGAAGCAGTAAATGCTCCTATGATGTATGGTAAGTACTACAAGGAATATGGACTTTCACCATGCAAGGGAGTATTGCTCTATGGTCCTCCTGGATGTGGTAAGACTCTTATTGCAAAGGCTATTGCCTCTAACTTTCTTAAGAATACTGAAATAACTCAGGATTCTTTTATTTATATGAAAGGTGGAGAGATGCTTAGTCCACTTGTGGGAGCTGCAGAGAATAATATCAAATCTGTGTTTGATAGGGCTAGACGTAACTACTCTAAGTATGGACACAAGTCTATTATTTTCATTGATGAGGCAGAAGCTTTGCTACCAGCCAGAGGTTCTCGTATAAGTTCTGATGTAGACTCTACGATAGTACCTACTTTCCTTTCAGAGATGGATGGATTTGAGGAGAACAGCACTTTTATTATTTTGGCTACTAATCATCCTAATCAATTGGATGCAGCGGTCATAAGGCCAGGAAGAATAGATTTGAAGATTGAGATTAACAGACCTGATAAGGAAGATGCTGTAGACATCTTCAATTTATATCTTCACAAGACAAAGTGCAGTAAGAAGTCCTGTGATTTAGCAGAGCTGGCAGCTGACTATCTGTTTGATATTAACAAGAATGTCAATATCTCAGGAGCCCTTATCAAGAATATTGTAGATGCTGCCTGTCTCTCAGCAGTAAGACGTGCAGCAGAAGGTTCTAATATTGGAGTAACTGAAGAAGACATTAAAAAAGCTATAAATATGCTATGATGCAGACATACAAAAATAAAGCTGAGGAGCAGGAGAGTCTTGACTTCTCAGCAGAGTTTCAAAAACTCAAAAGTGAGAAAGTAGAAGAAGCTACTACTAGGGAAATTTCCGTTCAGTTTGCTACAGGTTGTGGCTGTGGGGGTGATTATCATGAAACAACTCTCAGAATCTCAGAAGGTGTACCTCTTGATAATGGGGACTATGTTTCTGAAAAATACATAAAAAACCTGAGACGTGAATACGGAGATTCTTCAATAGAAATTATTTATTAAAGGATATGACACACTTTGAGTATATTATTTTTGTTGCATTATGTGCAGCTAGTATTAGTTACACAATATGCCGGGCTTCAATATTCAAGTGGCTGAGAGAATGGTTGTCCAAGTATCACCATAAACTTGAGGAACTTATTCATTGTCCTTATTGTTTTGGCCATTATGTAATACTCACTATTATGCTCACTACTAAGGATATAGAAACTCATGTTGTACCTATCTCAGGTTACATAATATATGATTTTCTATTTACTTGGTTCTGCATTGTATGTGTGACCAGCCTGCTTCACTTTGTCATGCTTTTAGCTTATAAACCTGTGATAGATTACATGACACACAGGATGTTTGAAAAGTTGAATCAGCAAAAGAGAAAGGACTGATTATGTTTAAGTTAAATCAACATATTCCTTTTGACTTGTTTGATACTTCATGGATTATTAAATTTGTGAAGAAGACTCAGTCAAAAAGAGATGGACATTGGATATTTGGACATTCAAATATCGTGAAGAATACTGTAAAGGTTTCAATTAATGACGATAAGGGTAAACCTTTAGATGATGAAACTATCCAGATTACAGCACTTCATGAATTGGTACATTCAATCCTTGCCACAGGTCAATATCTTGAGGAAACCCAAGATGAGCCTATGGTAGAATGGATTGCCCGAAGTATTAGGGCCTTATATAAACAAGGAGTTATTCAGCAGATTATGGCTGAAAATACTCTTAGGAGTGAAAATATTAGTATTAACACAAAAAAGAATTAACAAGTATGGAGAAGAAATCAAACAATGGAGTAGGGGATAAGGAGCTTTTTCTGGCTACTTTTCTGTTAAAGTTGAGTGGTGGAGATAAAGTCCCTGCTGGAGTAAAAGACCATGTATTAAAGGATTTAGGACTTTCTGACTCTAATTTACTTGCCTTCACTAGCCAAAAGCTTGATGAAGAAGGAAATGATGATGAGAAGAAGCTGAATTTCATTAAGGGACTTATGGTCTCTCAGTTGCACCCTTCTCAGCTCATGGGTTTACATTCATTCATTCGTGATGTCGTAACTGGCTCAATGGAAAGCATGGCTGAAAATCCTGAGCAGAGAGACGAGGTCTCTGTAGAGAAATTGTTAAAGGATATGCATAGTATTCTATAGAATTAGGAAAGGGAAGGTAATATAACTTCCCTTTCTTATATGCTCCCATAGTTCAACGGATAGAACAATAGTTTCCTAAACTGTAAATAAAGGTTCGATTCCTTTTGGGAGTACTGCTTTGGATGTTATTGATTTTGATTTACTACTACAGTCTGTGAAGATAGTAGTAGTTTTTATGCCACCATGATGGAATTGGTAGACATGACAGACTTAATTAAATTTGAGTGCTATGGCGAGAAATCCCATAGTAGAATCTCCCTAAAACGGTGGAAGTCCTTTAGATAAGTATGATGGACCTCAAGTGGCGAAAGTGAAACGATTGACATATGCAGTAAAATGCCTTAACGCTGCT